TTCTGTGATATCTCCGTGAACAGTCATGACTCGATTCAAAACGATTCGGAAACGGTTGCAATCATTGGGGTTGGCGTTGAACAGCCTCGGTTGGTTACGCCCACAGGGGCGTTTGGTTCCTACTCGGCTTTAGTGGGGGCTTGGAGTGAAACGCATTTGGGCCGAACATTGTTTCCGTGGCAACTACGGGCGTTGGATGGCGCGTTGGAACATGATGAGGATGGGAACTTTATTTCTTCCACAGCGTTGATTAGTACCGGCCGCCAAAATGGGAAAACAACAATGTTGTCCGCCTTAGTCGGTTTTTGCCTGACAGAACTACCACGCATTTGGGGCAGGCCTGTTCGCATTATGTCCACGGCCCATGAACTTGGGTTGGCCACGGAAGTGTTTGAAGATTTGCGCGAAGTCTTTGAACTGTTAGAGGAATCCGACCTGGCAAAAGTAACTTGGGCGTATGGGCGGCACCAGGTCAAAATGCACGATGGTTCCGTTTATAAAGTCAATAGCGCAACCGGCAAAAAACATGGAGGCACATGGGACATCCTCATAGTTGATGAATTGTGGGCCATATCGGAAGCCACTTATTTCGGGGCGCTGAAACCATCGCAAATTGCTGTTCCATCACCTTTAGCATTTTTGGTTTCCACCGCCGGGGATGAATCTTCTCGAGCGTTCCTAAAACTACGGGAACAGGCGTTGGGTGTTATTGATTCAGGCATCCGTTCCGATTTGTTTATGGCCGAGTGGTCACTTCCAACCGGGGTGTCACCCGATGACCCAATTTATTGGGGGTATGCCAACCCCAGCCTGGGGCGAACAATCACCATGAAAGGATTGGAAAGCGCCGCCGCCGCGCCCGACCGTTCCCAATACTTGAGGGCACATTGCAACCTTTGGGTTGCGGCTGCCAATTCATGGATTAACCCCGGCGAGTGGGCGAAGCGTTATACCACAAATCAAACGCTGGATGGTGGCAATTGCGTTTTGGCTGTGGATAGTTCAGTGGATGATTCCAAATATGTCGGAATCCTGTGTGGGTTGAATAGTGACGGGGACATTGTGGCCAGCGTTGCGTTCACCTGTGAAACCAACCGCGCAATGTGGCGGCACATAGAGGAATTGATGGAAGCCAACCCTAAATTAAAGTTGGCCATTACCCCAACACTTGACCTGCACACACCTGAACCACTTATCCGCCGCCGTTCCCTTTGGGGATATGCCGAGATGATTAAATACACCGGGCTGGTGAAGTCAATGATTACCGAAGGCCGCCTGTTGCACACCGGGGAGGAAATGTTGGCGGAACATGTCAATCGTGCAACCCTCGTCAAGGCCAACGGCGCGGTGGTGCTTTCATCGCAAAAATCGCCGGGGCCAATTGAATGTGCAAGGTGTCTAGTAGCTGCAGCATCGTTGGTGTCGCGGCCAGGTCAATCGGGGCGCGCCATGATTGGTTCAGCGAGATAGTTGCAAATGCAACAAGTTTGTGGGATACTCCGCCTGTGGGATTCTTCACTCCAAAAGTTACGACAGCCCAAATGTCGGCCGCGCCATTGAAAGCCGCCGCCGGTGCTGGTGCCGCCCAAATAAATGATTTCCTCGCTTATACGACAGGCGCAGCGGAACAACGCGCATTGCAAAACCCAACGGTTTCCCGTTCAAAAGATTTGTTGGCATCCATGATTGGTTGCCTTGAGATGCGGCACTATTCCAAACAATGGACTGGTGAACGCTATGAGGAAATCTATTTACCTTTGGAACCGTGGATGGAACAACCTGACCCGAAAGTCACGCGAAATTTTTTCTATTCAAACCTTTTTGCGGATTTATTTTTTCACGGGCGCGCGTTCGCCTTTGTGACTTCCAGGTATTCCACCGGACTCCCTGCATCATTCACATGGCTTCCAGCCGCAATGGTGACTACGCCAAACCAAACGGGGCCGCAATGGTTTGGCCCATCCGATGTTGTTCAATTCAACGGTGTTGATATTGCCGACTCCAACGATGTCATTCAATTTCTTTCACCAATTCAGGGTTTGTTGTACCAGGGCGCTCGAGCGTTGTCTATCGCAACACATTTAGACCAGGCCGCCGACCGTTACGCGACTTTAGAAACTGTACCTGGCTATCTTCAACAAAAAGGTGGTGAAACTTTGGATTCCGACAGCCTCAGTGAAATCGCTGCGGCGTGGTCATCTATGCGCCGACAAAACGCCATTGGCGCATTGAACGATTACATTGAATTTAAAGAATTTTCCGTGTCGCCCGCTGAAGTAGTTGCCGAACAGCGCAAATACCAATCGCTCGAGATGGCCCGTGTTGCCAACATCCCTGCATATTTAGTTAGTGCACCCCAGGAAGGTTCCGGCTTGACTTACACCAATGTCCAGGATTCAAACCGCCAGTTGTATTTGTACGGCGCTAAACCATTTATTGAATGCATCCAACAAACCCTTAGTGCATCCAATGTTTTACCGCGAAACCGTTATGTTGAATTTGATGTTGAAGGATATTTAGCGGAAGAAATGCTGCAGGACATCATGGTTGAACCAGTTATTCAAACACCAATAGAAAGCCCCTCATGATTCATTTTGTAAATGTCCCAATCACACTTGACGCAGCCGCCGGTGAAGATTCACCAAAGACCATTACCGGGCTGGCGGTGCCATGGTTTCCTGTTTCCGCAACCGTCATGGATGGCACAAAAGTTGCGTTTCAGCGCGGCGCTTTTGACCTGAACATGAAGGCTCCAAAACTTTTAGAAAATCACGACATGAGCGCATTGCGCGGCGTGGTTTCATCCCTTGCAGATATGCCCGAAGGCTTAGGCTTCACGGCCACATTTGCAAAAACAGGCGCGGCTTCCGATGCTATTGAACTCGTGAAGGCAGGCGCTTACGATTCGGTAAGTGTCGGGGCCGTACCTACAAAATTCAAATACGACAAAAACGGCGTGATGGTCGTTTCCCAGGCTGACCTCATAGAGATTTCGCTTGTCGCACAGCCGGCATTCAAGGATGCCCTCATCACAGAAATCGCTGCATCGGAACCTGATGCAACCGAACCCACCCCAATAGATTCCGAGGAGGAACCCGAAGTGGCTACACAAGAAAACCCAGTGGTTGAGGTTGAGGCTTCAATCATTCCAACAACCCCAATTTACGCAACTGCAAAACGCGAATTCGTTATGCCATCAGCGGCCGAATACATTTCAGCCGCATTTGTTGGCGGCGACAAGTGGCGCGAAATGTCGGAAGGCCTACGCGCCGCAGCACCCAATGTTGCAACCGCAGACATTCCCGGCGTTTTGCCAATCCCCATTGTCCAGCCTGTTTACAACAACTTTATTGGTCGCCGCCCCGTCATTGATGCAATCGGTGCAAAAGCAATGCCACAAGGTGGCAAGGTGTTCATCCGCCCTGAAGTAACTACACATACTTCAATTGCCGTTCAATCAGCCGAAAACGCTGCATTGCAATCGGGAACTTTTGTTGTTACCGACAACCAGGTCACAAAAGCCGCATACGGTGGATATGTCACGCTGTCAGAACAGAGCATTGACTGGAGCCAGCCCGAAATAATCGGTTTGATTCTTGACGACATGGGAAGAATTTACGCGAACCAAACAGACGATGTGGCCGCCGACAATTTGAAAACCGGTGCAACAACAACACGCGCATTCACAGCGGCATCAGCTACTGACCCGTCATATTGGTCATCATGGGTGGGTGGCGCAGCCACAACAATCCTCACGGCATCAAATGGCAATTCACCAACTCACTTGTTCCTGAGTCCTGATTATTGGTCGGTGCTCCTGTCGCTTTCCGATACTTCAAAACGCCCATTGTTCCCACAGGTTGGCCCAATGAACGCATTTGGAAACTTGACACCAGGACAACCAAGCGGTGTGGCCTTTGGCCTTTCAGTAGTTGTTGACCGTAACTTTGCGGACAACACAATCATTGTTGGTGATGCCACTGGTTATGAAATCTTTGAACAAATGAAGGGTGCATTGAGCATTGATGTTCCATCAACCATGTCCCGAACCATTGCGTTCCGTGGTTACCTTGCAACTTTGATGATTGACCCAACCAAATTTGTCAAAGCGGCAATGGCTTAATCAAAAGCCAATAGAAGGATTGCAACACAATGGCTAGTTTCAACATCGCATTTCATACGCGACTAGACAACTACGCCGTGTTGCAGACCTTTGTGGACACAGAAATCCAATCGCAGGATTCGGTAGTTGTAGCAGGGGCCGACCACGGTTTTAGTGGAACCCACACAGTTATTTCTACCGAACCTTACGAATTCATAGGCGTATCCGATGAGGGTGATTTGCTTTTTGACTATCAAGTCATCATGGAGAACCAATTCATATATGCCAACACCGGAACCGATTATGACCGCAGCGTTGCAACCGGCACAGTCACTTTTACGCCATCCCCAAGTTGGGTGACCAGTGCCGATGTAACCAGTTGGTTAGGCATTGAAGTTGCCACCGCTAATGACACCGCATTCATTGCTGTATGCGTTTCTGCGGCCAACAGTTGGGCGTTCCGCAAGCGTAGGGAAGCCGGGTACACCGACAGCCTTACAACGGCTCCTGACGGCGCAGCGAAATTGGGAACCATTATGTATGCCGCCACCCAATACCGAAGCAGGGGCGCGGTAGATGGCTATTCAAGTTTTGACTCCATGGGTATGGGCACCCCCACCATGTCCCTAGGGCAAATCATGCAATTACTTGGCTGCGGAAGGCCACAGGTTGCATAATGGCCGCTACAGGAATTCTTTATGAAGCGGTGAACGCAACCAAAACCGCTTTAACCGCTTTAGGTTTGAAACCCGTCACTGACCCACGAAATGCGCGCCCATTGTCGGTAATGATTGAACTACCAACCCTCGATGCATTCACTTACAATGTCGGCGATATTCGCCTGGTTATTCGCGTTTTGGCTGGCCCACCTGGAAACCAAGATTCCGGGGATTACCTAATGACCACCGTGGATACCATCATGAACTCACCAATTGCCATAGTTGATGGGAGGCCATCGCTTGCCACATACGGCGAACAAATGCTTCCCTGTTATGACATGACTGTTGCCGTAGCAGTACGGCGAAACTAAAAAAGAAGGAGCCACCAATGGCAACAACAACATTCCTATCCAACGCAACCATCAACATTACCCAGGGTGCAACCACCACGGATTTATCTGACCAGGCAAATGCTGTGGCAATCACCATTGGCCAGGATGCACTTGAATCAACAGCCTTTGGCGACACGGGCCACCGTTTCGTTGGCGGCCTACAAACTGTTGATGTTTCAATTACTTTTTTTCTGAGCTACGGCGCGGCGGAAGTTGAAGCAATTTTGGCATCCTGCGTTGGCACAGGTTCAACTGTGCTGACCATTTCGCCATCTGGTACAACCGAATCCGCAACAAACCCTGAATACATTTTGACTAATTGCATGCTTGCCAACTTCACGCCAATCAACTCCACCGTGGGCGAATTGGCAACTGTTGAAGCATCATTTACTGGTGGCACTTGGGTACGCGACATCACAGCCCCATAAACAAGAAAAAAGAAAATGCAACTTACGCTCAAGGTCACAACCGACCAAACCACCTACGAAGTTAAAACCAACCTTTATGTCATCATTGCCTGGGAACGCAAGTTCAAACAAAAGGCATCAAACCTTGCAACAGGTGTTGGCCTTGAAGATTTGGCATTTATGGCATTTGAAGCCTGCAAGGTTCACGGCATCACAACCCCGGCCGTTTTTGATGATTATGTCAAACGCCTGGTGAACATTGAAGTTGTAACGGATGAACCAACAAACCCCACCGACGAGGCACCTATTCCCGTTCACTAGCAGAATTGTTAGTTGAAACGGGGTGGTGGCCTCCACAAATACCATTTGAGATTCAAGACATGAACACCGTTATTGATGTTATAAATAAAAGCCGCAAAAAATGACTAGCGAACTAGGGCCCATTGAAGTTGTTGGCCTGAAACAGGCTTTAGCGGAATTGAACAAGATTGACAAAAAACTGCGCCGTTCAATAACCACCGATTTCAAAAACATTGTGGCCCCGGTATTGGATGAGGCTCGAGACAAAATTCCCGATGATGCACCCCTTTCAGGAATGGCGCGTTCATGGACTGGTAAAAGCGGCACAGAATTGATGCATTGGGAAAGCGCCAAAGTCAATAAAAATTTGAAGGCATTTACTAGCGGCAAAAAAGTTCGTGATGCGCCAGGTGGATTTAGACAAAACCTCGCAACCTTTGGCATTAGATGGGGTGGGCCGCAGGCTACCCTGTTTGACATGGCGCGAAAAGGAACAATGTCTCAAGCGCTTCAAGCAAGATTTGGGCCACCATCGCGCGTCATTTGGCGCGCCTATCAAGTCAAACAAAACGAAGTGGAAGGCCAGGTTCGTGACCTAGTCAATAAGGTCATGAAACTAACAGGCAACAACGGGAGAATCTGATGGCCATTACTATTCCAATCATTACCGAATTTGACGGGCAAGGGATTTCAAAAGCCATTGCACAGTTTAAACAACTTGAAACCAACGGGCAAAAAGCCCAATTTGCAATTAAAAAAGCAGCTGTTCCTGCAGGAATTGCCATTGCCGGTTTAGGCGTTGCATTGTTTGACGCGGCCAAAGGTGCCATGGAAGATGACGCAGCCCAACAACTATTGGCCGCCACTATTCAAAAAACCACTGGTGCCACCGATGCACAAATCAAAGCCAATGAAGATTGGATAAGCACCCAAGGCAAATTGCTAGGCGTGACCGATGACGAATTGCGGCCCGTTATGGGGAGACTGGTCAAGGCCACAGGTTCGGTAACGAAAGCCCAAGAATTGGCAACCCAGGCAATGGATATTGCCGCATCCACGGGCAAGCCATTGGCAACCGTTACGGGTGCATTGGAGAAGGCTTACGGCGGGAATCTAACGGCCCTAGCAAAGTTGGCCCCCGAATATCGTCAAATGATTAAGGATGGCGCTTCATTCGAGGAAGTGATGGCGGCCATCGGTAAAACCACCGGTGGGGCCGCTACCACCGCCGCCGAATCAGCACAGGGCAAATTCAAGCGATTAGGTGTGGCACTATCTGAAACCAAAGAATCCATTGGGGCCGCATTGCTTCCAGCGATTGAGGCTGTGTTGCCTTTCCTACAACAAATGGGCCAATGGGCGCAGGACAATTCAACCGTGTTTGTCATCATTGCCGGTGTTATCGGTGCAATCGCGGCAGCCGTGGTTATTGCCAATGCCGCTATCACAGCCTGGGGGGTGGCAACCAAAGTGTTCACCGGGATTCAAATGGTATTCAACGCTGTCATGGCCGCTAACCCCGTAGTGCTTTTGGCTGTTGCCATCGCCGCTTTAGTGGTTGGCTTAGTCATCGCTTACAAAAAATTTGATGCGTTTCGCGCAATTGTGGACACCGTTTTCAACGCAATCAAAACAGGAATCAAAGGTGGCATGGATGCCATCACCACTTATTTGACTTTTGTCATGGGTGTCTATAAGGGAATTTTTAATGCAATCGGCACCCTATGGAACAACACCATTGGAAAATTGTCGTTCACGGTTCCATCATGGGTTCCAGGTTTAGGTGGGAAAGGTTTTGATGTTCCAAATATCCCAATGCTCGCCAACGGAGGAATTGTTAATTCCCCAACGCTTGCCCTCATTGGAGAAAAAGGCCCGGAAGCCGTGGTTCCACTGTCAAAAATAAACGACATGGGCAGCGGTACCAATGTCACTATCCATGTGAACGGTGGTGACCCCAACGCTGTTGTGGATGCCCTGCGGCGTTATATGCGGATTAATGGTTCCGTTCCAATCACGGTTTCATAATGCCTAGTTATACCTGGGAAGCCCGGCCCAATGGTGGCGCTTCATTAACAAACATTCAAAATGTCAATATCGGTTTTGGCCGTAACTACCAGCAAGACCCGTTTCGTGCTTCAAATGTGACAGTGACGGGCCGCGGATATACAAGTCCGCCCACAATCGCTGTTGGTGATTATTTCCAAATAGTGGCACTAAACGGCGCTACCGAGGTTTGGTCATATTCCTTTTATGTAACGGATTTTGTTTTTAACTACGGCATCAATTCAAACGCCGACACCTGGACATTGACATTGCAGGACAGCCTCGGGAACGCAGGAAAAGCAAATGTTACGGGTTCATGGATTAACAACACCCAAAGCGGATTTGCCCTATCTAACACGGCAACGCTGGCCAACATCAACATTGATGTTTATATTGGCGGTGGAAACGGCACCGCGTACCTATCAGCCCAAAGTTTCACAAATCAAAATTTGCTTAGCGTTTTGAATCAGATTATTGCCACGGAACAGGGAATGTTATCTGGTGGCAACTACGACTTTTTGAATGGCGTAATCAACTGGACAGCTCGCGGCATATATCAAACATCAACACCCCAGGCCGAATTCACCGACACCACGCCACAAGTGGCCGCAATTGGTAACACCTACAATGAATTTGAAGTTGCCGGGCTAACAGGAAATTACGCGACTAAAGTCAATGTGAACCCTGTAGGCCTTGCCACGCAGTCGGCAGGAAGTGGATACAAATTTTGGGACATTGACACCTACGATGTAAGCACCACGCAAGCCGGACAAACGGCAACTTACGCGCTTTCAACGCTTAGCACTGCAACCTCGAGGCCCATATCCATCAGGGTTCAAACCAAAGGCCAAACAAACGATGCCGCAATAAAATCCGCTTATCCCGGTAACGCCGTCAATATCAATTTCCGTGGAACTAAATACACCTGCCTGGTTGAAGGCGGTTCCATTAATGGCACCCCAACCGAAACAACAATTCTTTACAACTTGACTCCATTGTCGGAAGTCAAATTTAATTTCACGCTGAATTCCACCTATTACGGCGTACTTGACCAGGATAAATTAGGATAACAATTATGGCAATAAAAACTTTCACCGCTGGTTCCGTGCTAACGGCAGCCGAGACAAACACTTACCTCACTAATGGCATGGCTCAATATGTCACTAGCGTCACCGTAGGCAGCGCCGTCTCGAGCGTGACCGTAACAAGCGCATTCAACACCAACTTTGACAGTTACAAAATTGTTTATAGCGGTGGCGTTGGCTCTACAAGTTTGCACCTTACATTGGCACTTGGTAGCACAGCTACTGGCTATTACGGCGGTCTAATTTATAACAACGCAGCATCGGCAACACCTGCTGGCGCGTTAGATACAAACACTGCTTCATTTACTTATGCTGGTGGTGGGAACACAAATCAAATGCTTTTAGATTGTGACATCCATAACCCATTCTTGGCTAGGTACACTCTAATTAACGCGTTCAACTTGTCATTCACAAACTACGGCATCTATAACGGCTCACTGCAAAACACGACCAGTTACACAGCGTTTACCTTGGCACCATCAAGCGGAACGATTACAGGCGGAACCGTGACCTGTTACGGATACAGAAAGGCCTAGACCATGCCAAGACCAAACATTCAAATTGACGATGAAGTCCGCGAAATGACTGAGGAAGAATACGCAACACTCCTTGAATCAGGTTGGACACCCGAGGAACCAAATGAAAAATAGCCTTGTTCTATTGGTGTTTTTGACATCACTTACAGCATGCGCTGACCGAGAAAGATTGAATTGCTTACCCGTAAAAAATAAAGCATTGCGCGGCGTAACCGAAACAATCATTCCAACAACCCCAGCGCCTAGATACGGAACCGGCGGAAAATGCCTGTGAAAATGCGACCACGCCACACCAACGAAGAAATTAAAGCGCGCCTAATTCTTATTGTGGGCCTTGCAATTTCAATTGCTTTTGTTGGGACAGTCTTTTCATTACTATTCGGGCTTTTGTTTGTAACGCAACCTTTGGAAGTCAGCCCCAATGACTCCGAGGCTTGGGCCGTATTGTCACCGCTAACGCTCACAATGTCCGGAGTCCTGGCTGGCCTGTTGGCATCCAACGGCCTCAAGAATTCAACAAAAGAAAAAGACAAATCCGATGAGTAAATACACAGGAACTTCCGATGGCGTTGCAAAAGCAAAACGACCAGGAACGGAAAGATTTGTTTATTTATGCAACCGTAGATGGCAATTCAAAAATCTAGGCACTTGGGTTGTCCGCGACATCAAAGGCAAGCCCGGCACCCTGTCGGTGCATGCCACGGCTCGAGCGCTTGATACTTCCTACGGCACCAATAAGGCCGCTGGCAAGGAAGCCATCCTGTGGTTTGTAGAACACGCCGCCACCCTAGGGTTGGAAGAAGTGCATGATTATTCCGGCATAACCAAAAAGGGTTGTGAAACTTGGGGCCGTGGATGGCGTATTGGGCGCGGATGGAAAGACTGGTCAGCCGATGACAACGGCGGTTCCCAAAAGGCCACCTGGATTCATGTTGAACTAGCCCCAAAATATGCCGACATGTCACCCGGCGACTATGAATCGGTATGGCGTAGCATTCCCAAACCGTAAGAATTCCCCACTCGTTTGAGCGTGGTGGGGGCTAGGTGGTGGGTACCTTTGTTTCCATTGGGGTATCCATCACCGTCATCGCAATTTGTGTATAGTCATCATTAGCCACTCAAAGGGCTTCAACAAAGGAAAAACACATGTCAAAAATGAAGGATTATCTAATCCAAGATTTGCCACTATTTAGGAATTCTGACCCTGAAACCTCACGCCAAATTGCACCAATGCGAATTGGAAGCCATCGAGCAATCCTGCTAGAGCAGTATTTTTACGCAACTCTTGGCCTGACTGATGAGGAAGCAGGCGCTCGAGCCGCACTTGGTGGCCATGAAATAAAGGGCTATTGGAAGCGCTGTTCAGACTTACGCACCATTGGACTAATTGAGGACTTGGGCATCCGTAGAGCGCTTACAAGTGGCTCTCAGGGCATTGTGTGTGCCATCACCCAAACAGGTATTGACATGGTTAGGGGCTGGGCATGACTGACACACAGTTTCTTTACAGTTTTATAATGGGCTGGGTGTCTTGTTGGCTGTTCCTTAAAATGATGGCAAACAGGCCATGAACCAAAAACCAGCCTATTGGGGATATATCGTTTTAAAATCTAAGGACAAACTAACCATGGTTCAAATCTTCACAGATTTATCCACAGGCCTGATTGAATACACCCAAATTAGCCAACGCGCGCAAAATTGGCATTCATGGGGGCCGCCAACAGAACTGGAAAAGCGCTGAAAATTGTCATGGCTTTTATGCTTACCACCGCCCTATTAACCCCATCGGCCGTTAACGCAACTTCCGGTTCATGCCCGAAGTGGGAACCACTACTGCGCCGGCATTTCCCAGCCAAAGTGGTTCCAACTATGTCGCGTATTGCATACCGTGAATCACGATGCAACCCAGGCAGCCTTTCCGTTGTCCGCAAATCAACGGGCCGCCCCGATGTGGGACTTTTACAGATTCAAGGTTCATGGGCAACTGTGACACGGGCAACCTGTAAGAAAAAGGATGTGATTACGGCGCTACTAAATGCGGAATGCAATGTCAAAGTGGCCCGATATTTATACGACAATGGCGGACTAGGCCATTGGCGCGTAACATCAGGAAAATAACAAAGGAAAAACAAATGGAAACATTTACCGGCGAACTAATCGCCAAACTAACCAATTTGAGCCACAACTTAGCGTTGGAATTACGATTCAAAGAGTCAAGCCTCATCCTTGAGGCTGTTGGGGCGCTTCACGCATTGCCAAACATTGCCGAAACTATCCGGCACCAATGGCATCCAGCCATGAATTCAAGTGGCCCATCCAAAGGCATCACATATTTATCCAAAGTTCAAATGGTGGATGCCGATGAATAGAAAAGTACAAATGGGGAACTTAGGGTTGCATGATGTCACCCGTGACAACATCACCTGCAAGGTCAGCGACCACGATGGTTTTAGCGTCATCACGCTTGATTTTGGAATTAGTAGTGTTTCGCTATTTTGCGATTCAAACGATGTTGCCGCCATTCGTAGAATCATGGGCGGTTGGTGATGGCTTTCAATCTTGACGATTATGAACCCGTGGCCAGCCGCCTGGATAGATTCTTGAAAGCCCATCCTGACGCGCGTGTAATTACTGACCTAGTGCACTACCTTTCCGATGTTGCCGTATTCAAGGCCGAATTATGGCTGGATGGCGAAATCATCGCTACCGGTTGGGCCGAAGAAATACGCGGCCAGGGCAATGTAAACAAAACATCACACCTCGAGAATTGTGAAACAGGGGCCGTGGGCCGCGCGTTGGCTAATGCCGGCCTAAGTGGTTCCGACTTCAACAAACGCCCATCGCGTGAAGAAATGGGGAAAGTTCAAAGAATGCAAGGTGAAACTACCATCACGGAAAACAGCAATATGGCCACAGAAAAGCAACAAAACATGATTCGCGCCGTATGCAAATCCATGGGCAAAATTCCGCCGCATAATCTTCAATCTTTCACAAAAACTGACGCTTCAAAATACATAGACAGCCTGAAAAATGGTGAACAACCAGCGCCCACATACGACACCCCTGAGGAGCCGTTCTAATGGCCGACATTTTAACCCTGGTCATCATGTCCATTGCGTTATTCATGTGTGGATTCTTGCTAGGTCAAAACAAATGAAAGAAATGTCCGAAGCGGCATTTTTGCAACAGGTAAAAGCGCTGGCCTATATGTATGACTGGTCATTTCATCATTCAACTCCATCAATGACTTCAAAAGGCCGATGGATAACAACAGGCTCACCGGGCTTTCCCGACATTTGCCTGGCCCACCGAACTAGGGGCGTGATATTTGCCGAATTGAAAACATCCAAAGGCAAAACAACACCGGCACAAAATGATTGGCTGGAACGCCTAAGCCCTCACGCGGAATGTTATTTGTGGCGGCCGTTGGATATTGATTTCATAGCTGAAAGGTTGGCATCATGCTGAACCAGGAAGCCCTTTTTCCTATGCCCCAAGAGTGCAACACCAGCGATGACTACTGGACTCCTAAGTGGTTATTTGATGCGTTGGGAATCACATTTGATTTGGATGTTGCCTGCCCACCATCGGGGCCGCCCCATGGCACCGCTCGAGAATTCTTCACCCAAGAATCCGATGGCCTTGCCAGTGATTGGTTTGGCAATGTGTGGATGAACCCACCATTTAGTAAAACCACCCCCTGGGTGCATAAGTTCATGCAACACCATCATGGGATTTGTCTAGTGCCATTTGCTAAGTCCGCTTGGGCAAACAAATTGTGGGATGATGCCGAAGCCATCATCATGATTCCATCCACATTCAAATTTGACCAGGGAAGCATATTCATTCAAACAATGCTTGCCGGATACGGTGAAGCCAATGTTGAAGCAATGCGGCAATCAGGTTTGGGGCGTGTCCGGTGATAATCCTTGCTTGGTATGCGCTACTACTATCAATTGGCATCGCAATCATTCAAGGGATTAAAAAAGATTAAAAAGTTGGTACCCATTCTTCCGGAAGTGATGGGCTAAGTTCAGGAATTCCTAGCCAACTAATAATTGAATACGACCATGGCCACATACGGATTTGCACTGTGTTGGCATAACACTCGGAAACGAGGGTAGAAGTGGCGCGCCTAACCACCTGGGATGACTTACTTGAATGGCTGTTGGGGGAAGTCACCACTGCAGCGTTCCCTAACGACACAAAAGGCGATTGGTGTTCCACCCTAAACAGTCCGGCAGCCAACAACAAACCGTTGTGAAATGTGGGGGGCACAAACACCCGACACCACTACACACTCGGAAGCAACCGCAGGGCGAAGCCCAAGGGCGCTAGTAACATCACCAAGACACACCAAAGGAAAACACCATGACCAAACGCAACAGCCCCGAATTCATGCGCAACCGCCGCATAGTCCTCGAGAATGAACCCACCTGCCATTGGTGCCACAAAGCGCCAAGCACCGAAGCAGACCACCTAATTGAAGTAGATAGAGGCGGCACAGACGACCTTGAAAACCTTTGTGGAAGTTGCAAAAAATGCAATTCAACCCGAGGAAATAACTACCTAAACCAAAAAAGAACAGCCCAACAACACGCGCGCGCCGAACACCTACGACTAGACCCAAAAACCACAAAAAAACCAAATCAACAAAAAAACGACACGGATTTTTTAAGAAATCAAACGACATTGAC